AAGTTTTTGGAAGTAGTCCATAGTATCATCATCAGTTTTATCTACTTCAGATGTTGGAGTATTATCGACAGGTTTTGTATCAACTGTAGCATCAGCTACAGGTTCATCTTCCATCTTTTCAGCAACATTACCAACAGTAACAGAACCAGAAAGAACAGTATTAAGACGAGTCTTTAGTTCTTCATAAGACTTGAAGTTGGTTGATGCAGAATATTCTGCAAGACCATACTGTGTTTTCCATACTTCTTCAATCTGAGCATCATTATCAAAAATTGCAGATGGTTTTTCAAACTCAGATGAATCATAGTTCCAGTAACCAGCAACCTTACGAATTTTAAGTTTAAAGTTTGCACCTTCCCAAAAATCAAATGGGTTTACTGGTGATTCATCTTCAAACTCTGGTTGCATCGAAGCCATAATCTTATCAAAGATTTTCTTGCCGTAACGGAACAAGAATACTTTACCTTCATTCTCTGGATGTTTGCTGTCACTGACAACATATATGTTAGAGAAATATTGTAATTTTCTTTTCTGTTTACGAGCGATTTCTTTGTCAGATTCAATACCTGTATTCCAATATGCACTATTCATTTCTGAAACAGGATCTTTCTGTCCAATAGTAGTGAGAGAGTTCTCAATATACCATTGACCAGTAGGGCCTTGAAATGCATGGTTGTATACTTTAGCCCAAGGCATATCTTCACCTTCGACAGCTGGCAAGAAACGAATTACTGCATAACCATTACCAGACTTGTCTAGTTCAGGTTTCCATAATCTATCGTCTTTGTAAGACTTTTTTTCTTGAGGTGCGTTTTGCTTTTGTACTTCGCCAAGTAATTTATCTAGAGAATTGCTTCTCTTTAATTGATCTAATGACATTTAAGTCTCCTTATGTTAACGTATGTTTTTGTATAAATCATCGTATGTTAAATCTGTTCCAACCTTATAAAACTTTGCATCAGGAAATTCCTTTTGTAATATTTTAAATTGGTTATCCCAGTTAATCGTGTTAAGTCCACGACTTTCCTCAGGCAGATAATTCTTACTGCCCTTGTATATGTTATTTAGGTTTTCTGAATAACTACTACCATCAAACCCTAACATATACACTTCCTCTGCACCAGCCTTGCAAGCAAGATATAGTGCAGTATTTCCAGCAGACCACCCTCTAGGGTAATCTATCTTCATTACTTGGTCGTCTTTATCAACCCAAGTGATGTATAGTCCAATATCCTTTTCCATCTTCTGTCTTAAATCCTTTTCAACTAAATTTGGATTCTGTGACATTGCATCTAGGATATTGCTTTCAACTAGTTCTCTTGTTTTACCTTGAACTACACAATCTGTTTTAGACAGTCTTGCAGTTTCAAATATTATACCATCACTATCAGCCCAAGCCATTTTCATTAAATCTGCATCAAAGTTTGGTAAAACATTCCAATCAGTAAACCAACATTTATTTTTAAAAGCATACCCTGATTCGTATACTTCCTGTTGCATATTATAGTCTACTGAAACCAAATTGTCAAGAGTAAAATCACGATAAATTGCATTACAACCCCAAGTAGTAAATCCACTAGGATTGACAGGGCCCGATAGTTGAGCTCTTGACTCTCCGTTTCCATAGACTATGTGTCTATTCATACCTTAATGCTTTCCATGATGTAGGAAACAAGTTTTTTGCAAGGTCATCAATCAACCACGAAATTTCTCTTGTTTCTGCTTGTGTGTCATCTTTACATCTAAGATTGCATACACGAGCAAATGCCATCAATGTACCACTCCAATACCATTCAGTCATCATATTTTGTGGTAGAATCATTCTTGCCATCTCAGGCGCCACATCTAATTTTAAAAGGTCATTGTAAGTATTTACTGCAAGTTCCATTGTAGAAGAAACATCATAGTCAATAGTTTCATCAGACGAACCTTGTTTTTTATTCTCGGCCTTTAATCGCCAAACTTTTGGAACATAAAACTCTGGTTCAGAATCAACATAACGCCTACTTACTTCATTCCACACTAAACCTACTTGATGTTTTACTAATTGTCTTGCAACAAATATTGGAGCTTTAATTCTGAACTGCATAGATGCGTGTCCAAAAGGACTCCAATGATTATGTTTTGCAAGATACTTAATAAGTTTCTTATCACCTTCATTCAGTAAACCTTCTGGTTGACCATTCTCTGGTGTTTTTAGTGCTAACCATTTAGACTCTTTAGAAAACGATACTCTGGCAGCATTAACGACTGTTAAGTCACTGCCCATTGAATCAATTAGGTCTACGATCATTATTAGTTCTCTCTTGGTGGCGTGGACGAGTATTATTGTTACTAGGTCTGCGGCCGGGGCGATAACCTTTAGGCCACTCTGGAACACGACTTGCAAGTTTTTTACATCGTTCTGTCAGTTGTGCATTTTCCCTTTGCAATTCTGCACACTCATACTCCAATTGTTTAATTCTGTCTTTAGACTGTGTGTCAGGTTTTTTTATCTGCATACCTTCTAAGACCCCAAAAGCATTTTTAACTTCACCATTCATTACCATATCTCCTTATATTGGTAGTTGTGCTGATTTTTCGACTAAAAAATTTAAATCTCTTGCATTTGCCTCAATCTTTTCTTTGAGTCCTTTAGTAAGTAATCGTGCAACAGATTCGGGTTCTAACTCATTTTTTTGACAATACCAAACAACAGCATCCATGTGAGTTATCTTTTTTTCCAAAGCAACTTTTTCAATTTCTAAGGAAAATATTTTTGGTGTTTGCAATAACATCTTAGGTTTATCTTTAGATTCTTGCATTGTGTGTCCTTTTGTGATTATTGATTATGGAGCTGGTGATAGGAATCGAACCTACGACCTGATGCTTACAAGGCAGCTGCTCTACCAACTGAGCTACACCAGCATTAATTTTTAGCATTGGTCTGATAAAATAACACCAGCCATATTTTTTTCTTCCCACTCTGCAATGGTTTCAACTAGTAAAGGTAGATATTCTTTTTTATCTTTTACAAACTCTTGAACTTCACCATCTTGTGTAACAACGAGAATACAGATTTGGTTTATCTCAATTCCTGTGCGTTCTTCAAACATTTCTGCGTATGCAGCTGTTTGAATATAATATGATTCGTTATATTCATCTTTGCGTGGATTAGTAGATGTCTTAAAATCAATAATAGATAATACACCATCAAATTCAGCAATACAATCAACTCTGCCTGCAACTCTATACTTGTCACTATAAAGTCCTGCTTCTTGAGAGTAGATATTGTCAACACGATCTAAAACATTTTCACGCAACTGTGTAAAGAGTGCATGTGGTAAAAAGTTTTTAGTATGATTTTGCATGTCTTGATTGTTTAAATAATCTTCGCACATGTGATGAACAGCAGTACCACGAGCAGCAGCTGTTCGTGAGATGTAGTTTGCTACATCATTACCAACACGCTTACGCCATGCGTTCAGACCTTGCTTATTGCGTATAGAGAGGACTGTAGTGATTGAGGGGTACTCGTTACCCTCTGGTGTTTCATATAAACGAGTTCCGTCTTTGTTGGTTGCTTTTATCTCAACTAACGATATTGGTTTGTGTGTATGTTGCATTGTAGTTTCCTGCCATAATATTAAGTAATAATTATAACATAGCTATATGTTATTGTCAAGGGGTAAAGGTTTAATTATTCAATGCCCATTCCTAGTTTGGTCTTTTGAATAAGATAGTTACGAACAAATCCTGAGCGAACAATATCTCCAATATTAAATTCTGTACAATCGAACTCGTTCATGTTTTGTAAAATCTGTAGGAAATCCATAAGTCCATTTTTCTCATTAAGCTTAGTCAAGTCAGATTGTCCAAAATCTCCACAGAAGAAAATCTTAGAATTTTGACCTACTCTGGTAATGATGGTGTCCAATTCGTGGAAGTTTAGATTCTGACATTCATCAACAATAATGATACTATTGTCAAAGGTCAGACCTCTAAGAAATGATGTTGATAAAAAGAAAAAACTTCCCTGTGATTTCAAGCGTTCATACAACATACTAAATGCTTGTTCGTTTGGTTGTTCAAACATAAATTGCATCATGTTAGAATATGGTACTTGATAGAGTGCAGCTTTATCTTCTTCATCGCCCGGCAAGAAACCAATCTCTCTTGTAGGAATAAGTGAACGCACCACGATAACTCTATCGAATGGTGTTTCGGGATTTAATACTTGTTTCAATGCAAGGTATAATGAAATGAAAGTTTTTCCTGTTCCAGCACAACCAAATAGAAATTGATTCTTATCTTTTTTCCAAGACTCAAATACATTTTTTTGACTGTCGGTTACAGGTTTAATTGTAGTCAGTTGACTGAAGGTTATATCTTTTTTATTTGCCATTACCAATCCTTTTTAAAAAGAGAGTGTGATATGCTATGGTCAATATTATTTCGCACAACATACCACACAAGGTGTATGAAAACTGAAATTAGTTTATCTTGTTATTCATACAAAACTATTTAGTTACTTTACAAGTTCATTATTCTTATATTCTTTGGAAATATTATTTAAATCGTGTGACTTTCCAATACTTTTTACTTTGTGTTTTTTAAGAACAGCATTAGTTTTAGATGTTTTTATATCTTTATTTGTACCAAATTGGTCAGCTAATGGTGAATTGGGGTGTGCGGCAGATATCCTTGCCATGTTTTCTTTGAATCCATCATCAGTCTTAAAACTTCTTCCTGCGATACCACTAACAAGTGCTGGAGCTGTATTAACTATAGTTTTAAATGTAGGGTGTTCTTCTAAAAAAGATTCTAATTCAGACCAAGAACAAAATGTTTCAGACATCTCATCAGTTTCAGTATTAAGAAGTGTGTATGTCGGCATTTTTAAGTTTTTCCTTTAAATCATTATTTTCTTCAATCAATTCTGTTATTCGCTCAAGTGCTGTATAATAAGATTTTGTTAGTGCTTGCATATCCATTTCTATAGATTTTGACATTGTAGTATTGTAATATTTTCCTGTTATTTCTTTATAATCGACAACTTTATCTTTACCCTCTGTGCCTAAGATTTGTCTTCTAAGCAAACGATCATATACTAAGTTGTCGTCCTGTACCATTCTGGTATCTCCCTACCTTTCCAAGTTGCAAAACCTTTTTTCTCTCTTATGTAGTACTTTCTATAAGCAAGAATTGGATTCCCTGCCATCTTACAATCATCAGGCATGCATTGAGGCATTGGTGTTCCTTTCTTAAAAGGAATATTCAATGGTGGATTTTTAAGTAACTCTGATGGTTTAGTTGAACCATGCACTTTACCATAACGAGTTGTATACTCTGCTAGTGTTGCTTTGTAGAGTTTGTACATTTGTAAATAGTTTTCAACAGACTCACGAACCCATATTGCAGATGGGTGATTAATGTGAGAAGCTTTGTATAAAACATTTTCTCGTTCATCAGACAATCGCCATCTTTTAATATTTCTATTATTTATAGTTTTACCTAAATACAATTCTCCGTCAAGTACTCTGTGTGCAGTTGACATTAGTTGTGCATACTCAATAGGCATTTTGACTACATGTTTATCTATGTGCATCTCTGCACATATTACAGGGTCTTTGTGTAAGTGGAATATATTCATATTATATTATTTTCCCAATATTCAAGTGCCAGTTTAGGTTCTAAACAACAAGCTTCACTTTCAATCGCTTTTTCATTACGAGCATATTGTTTCACATGAACCATTTCGTGACAAATTGTTAAAACCATATCTTTTAAATTAAGTTTCTTATCTATTTCAATATAAAATTCACGATTGTTATCACCAATCATACAATAACCTGTTGCATCATCTAGTATGTTTGTTAGTTCAACATTAATCTCTAATGTCCTAAGGCGAGGTAATAGTTTTTTAATTGTATAGTTGATAACTGAATCGCAAAGCTTTCTTTGATATTTGTAACCACCAGAAATTTCAACAGTATTCATATTAAAACTTTCTCATTTCTCTTTTTAATTAAATGACCCAACTGACGAGAGAGAAATGAGAGAGAGAGTGTCAGTTGGGTCAAAACCTTTAATATCTTTTGTTCAAAAAATATACAGAAAATGCAATCATTATTGTGCCAATAGCTCCATAAATCATCATTTTATCAAGTGACATTGCATCTTCCATACAACTACCACCACAATCAGAACCAGCTACACCAAGAATTAGTAAAAAACCAAAAGCACCGATACAACCTACAATAATATTTTTAAACATACTTTAGACCTATATTTTCTTATTTTGTACAACTATAGTAACACAGGTAAAATGGAAAGTCAATGGATTTTGCAATTTAATTTAAGACCTTAAATATTGAATCATTATTTGTGCAAGAGTTTTAAACCATTCTTCATCGTTACCTCTGGTGGTTTCTGCTGCAACTCCGATTCTAACTCCAGAGGTTTCAATAAAACCGCGAGTGTCGTTAGGAACACCATTTTTATTTACAGTAATACTTTTTTCTTCTAGTAAATCTGCAAATTCACGACCACTATACTTTTCTTTATTCAAGTTAATAGTAAACATATGAGATTGTGTTCCACCAGATACTATTTCTACATCAGCAGCTATGAATGTTTTTGCCATCATGTTTGCATTAGCTATTACTCGTTCAGTATATAAATGAAAGTCTGGTTGTAATGCTTCGTAGAAACATTGTGCTTTAGCGGCAATGATGTGCATCAGAGGCCCACCTTGAGTGCCGGGAAATACTGCACTATTAAGTTTATTACTATATTCTTTATCGTTCCACAAAATCATACCACCACGAGGGCCTCGTAAAGTTTTGTGTGTAGTTGTTGTTACAACATCTGCATAAGGAAATGGATTAGGATATGATTTACCAGCAATGAGTCCAGAGTAGTGACTGACATCTGCAAGTAAGATTGCACCTACCGAGTCTGCCATTTTTCTGAATCGTTTCCAATCAATCACTCGACTATATGCACTTGCTCCTGCAATAATCATTTTAGGACTATGTTTTAATACTAGTCTTTCTGCTTCATCATAATCAATAATTCCATTATCATCAACACCATAATTCTTGATAACGAACCACTTACCACTTATGTTAACCTTCGCACCATGTGATAAGTGTCCACCACTAGATAAGTCCATACTGACAATTAAGTCGGCTGGTTTCAAGAATGCTTTGAATACTGCAAGGTTTGCATTTGCACCACTATGTGGTTGAACATTTGCAAAGCTACAATCAAATAGTTTAGTTGCATATTCAATTGCAAGTTCTTCTACCTTGTCAACTTCATCACAACCATTGTAGTATCTTTTGCCGGGCAAACCTTCTGCATACTTGTTGGTTAAGATACTACCACACAATGACATTATCTCTGGACTAGTGAAGTTTTCACTTGCGATTAGTTCAACAGTGTTGTCTTGACGAGCAGTTTCATCAAATACTATTTTTTTGATTCGGGGATCAAACACGTTTACTCCCAGCATTAATGCTTCTAATTTAGTCATGGCCATTAGCAGAACGAGAACCTTGTGGATATACTTCTGGAGCAGGAACTACAAAGTTTTCATCCCAACCAAATGCTTCTTGAACTACTTTTGAAGATAAGCCTTTGTAGACTTGATGTAGTTTTTTATCCTTTGCATGAACCAAAAGTTTTGCTTCACTTTCGTGTAACGACTCTAGTAACTGAAAGAACATGCTTTCTTTTTGTACTTGACGAGTTTTGGGGTCAGCACCTTTAATGAAATGCCATAGTTTTTTTGATTCCATTGAAAGCACTGTATGTTCTGTACCTTCTGGTGCATCATTAGGTGTATAAGGAACTTCACCTTCTGGGAATACCCATTCTAATTTAGGATCAAATCCAGATTTCAAAAACATTCTTAATGAATCAGTATTATGTTTTTGAAGGAGTTGAACCTTCTGTGCTTTAGTTTTTGCTTTTGCTACTTTTTCAAGTATTTCTGAAAAGAGCGGTGTGTATACTTCTACAGGGTTAGCCATGTTTAAAATTCTCCAATTGTTTCAGTAAGATTTTTCAATCTAGATTGTATAAAATAATTTAATAGTTTACTTCGATTGCCACAGGGAGCATTGTCAAAAACTTCATTAATTTCAGTTTCCAACTCAGATGGAATCTTATCAAGACTGATAAGAGTTTCATTCCTTTGGTAATTTCTTTTAACTTCATCAGGTAAATCATCAATATTTGCATTCAACCAGCTTTCAATCTTTTTCTTTGTTAAAGGTTTTTGTCTTAATCCATCTACAAAAGTGTTATCAGGTGATAGAACATTAGGCACTCCATCACTAGTGTCGCCTTTAAGTATGTGTTCCTTTATATAGGTATCTGGATTATATCCATTTACATACTTCTTGAGAATGGGTGAAAATTGATTTACATCAGAATATTTTTGTAACTGAATAAAGTCTTTATCTCCAGAAACAATCATAATTGGTTCTTTCTTGTTTTTCACAAGAGTAGCAATAATGTCATCAGCTTCTGCACCATAAACTTCAAGGTACTTATATGGTAAGTTATCTTTGAACTCTGCTTTAATTTTATTCAGAACTTCAAAGATTGCATCCCAATCCAAGTCAGATTTTTCTCTACCTTTCCTACGACTTGCTTTGTAGTTAGGAAAGAAGTCACGCCTCCAATAATGTTTGGAATCATAAGCAAGTACAACCTCACCATATTCCTCAGTAAATTGAGTGCGATACATACGAACCGAATTGAGAATCATGTGTCTTACAATGTTCTCATCTGGTTCTTTAGATTTAGTCATATTCAAATGCATCATTAGACTAGCTACTGTGATTTGATTCATATCAATAATTATCATAATTTATAATGTGCGTTAAAGCTCATGCTCCTTCTTTCACCATCAGAATAAAATGGATAAACAGTATGTTTTAACCAAGATGGGAATATTAACATCATTCCAACTTTTGGAACAAATTTAAGATTGTCACTTCTAAAGTCTGATTTTTCACCATACATAAATTCAATCAGACCTGTTGCTGGATAGTGATCTTTAAATTCTTTATCATTTTCTTTATGCATATCTTTTGGTATCTTTAGATAGATAACACCAGAAAAGTTACCACTGTGTGTATGCCATGGATTGTATTCGTGTTTATACTGACTTACAATCCAACTCTGTGCAAGATGAATGTTATCAATGGTGGGTTGTTTACCCTTTGAAATCTTAGACCAACCATACGCACGATTGACAACTTCCATGTGTTTAAGATATCCTAGACAGCCTTCTTTGATTGTGTCTGACAAATACTTAGTTTCTTCTTTATCATAAGCAGGAATTTTTATTTCTTTTGATACCTTACCAACAAGGTTTTCAGAAAAATCAAATTTCTTAGAAAGACTTTCATCACCTAATACTGCATCTCCTGCAAGATTAACTAATGAAGTAAATTTTTCTGGTAATTCAAATTCCAAAATTGTAGGACTAAAATTTTCCCATACAATGGGATCACTCGATAGGTTGTTCATAACTTTCTTCCATAACATCTAACATGTCATCTAGCATGTCTTTATCTATTGATATGATACCATCTTTGGCTATCATAAGATTATCAATGAATACACTCATAGTGTGTCCATAATCAAACTTCCTATAAAGCATAGATTTTACCACCTCATTTATATATCCAATTTCTTTTAAAAACTCAGGTGAAGTTAAATCAAAACCTTCTTCATTAAATTTGTGTATCAATGGAATTATAAGTTGACTTGTAATGCCATCAATCACTTCTATGTCATTTGCAATTTTCTTACTTTCATCATACAAATTAGACATTTCTTCTTTGTCTAGCCATGGGCCTTTTACTACATTGTTCTTTATTTTTTTGTTACTACTGGGCCCTTCGGTGTTATCGTTTTCCATTTGACTCGTCCTTCTTGATGTTCTCCATAACGATCATCACACCAATCGCCTGTTTTAAGATAAGCATTACAATGACGAATGTAACCTTCTATGTCAGCAACTTTTGCGATTGCACCAGAAACACCTTTCCTGACACTGCTTTTTTCTTCGTTTAAAATACTTTTTTGAGTTTTAATCCAAGACTTAACTTTACTAGGATGTAAAAAGTGATCTTCTGGTAGTCCTAATAAAGAACTATGGACAGAAGAATTTACAGCTGGTTTTCTTGCAGCACGAGCTAATGCAAGTCGTTCAATAGCCGCAGACCTTTGTTCTGGGGTCAAGGGCTTGCGTTTTTTACGAGGTTTACTTGGTTTCCAATCTTTGTGATTAGGTAAACTTTCTTTAACTTTTTTAGTCATTTTCAATTACTTCCATAATATAAATTAAATACATTTAACCTTTTGTAACTCTTTTTCGCCAGTTTCGGGATTGACTTTAATTTTAATAAAACCCTGTTCTTCTAAAATATTTAATAGTTTTTCAGTTACAGGTTCAGTAGCAGAACTTCTTCCCCACAGATAAGTGCCAAAACAAGCTACAAGTGAAATGATTGTTGCGGTATATGTGTCAATCATGGATACACCTCCTCGATATATTCTTTTGCATATTCAACAGCAAAAGACATTTGAAATGTTTTCTTGACATCATTAAGAATTTCATCAACAGACTTTTTTCCTAAATTATCATTAACAAACTCTTGAATGTCCAAAGATATTTCATTCATTTTGCTCATTATTCTCTCCTTTTATTATCTTATGTATACATAATAACACAACAAAAGTATAAAGTCAAGAGGTTTTCTTATCTAACTTTAAATTATTTAGGAAATATTCCATGTATAAATCTTCATTTAGTATAGAATATCCATTAAAATCTCCGTAAGTTTTGATGTGAGTATACACTCGTTTATAGGAATATTTTTCATACATTTCTGTCCACCAAGAAATGGGTTTTCGTGTACAGTGTGCATTCTCACCATTGGGTAGGATTGCTATTGCTGGTGAAGTTGCAATTGCAAGGAATACAAACTTATCAGCTCTTTTGGTAATCATATTAATTGTTTCTGGGATTTGTTCTTCGGGAATGTGTTCTAATACATCAGTAGAGATGATACCATCAAAAGGGCCATCTGGTAAGGTTTCAAACTCTGGTACTGCTGGGTCATACAGAGTTGGCATGATACCCATATCTTTGTGGTGTTTCCATTTAGAATACTGTTGACCTTTACCACAACCAAAGTCTAATAGAGTTTCTGGTTTCATATCTTTTATCAAATCTAAAATATGTTGTAGTTGCGGTTTAAGATTGTTGCCGGGATAATTGGTATTTTGGTCTGCGTGAAATTGTTTATACTGATCTATCCAATCATTGTTGTCCATTATGTATCCTCAAATGTTCTTGTAACATCTTTGAGCTTCCTATTCTAACATTGATAATACCATTATAGTATTCATCAGTTTCTAGAACCCTTCTGTCAAATTGTTCTTTTGCTTCTAAGTAACTTAATATTCCTCTACTTGAACAATAATGTAAAATTTCTCTGGTAAATTTATCTTCACCAAACGATATAACATCAGCGTTCAAGTGTTCAGAAGAACCCCAATAATCTCTCCAATCACTTTCTTTTGTTGAGCGTCTTTTATTTGTTCTGCCTTTAAGTGGTGGTCTAGTAACTTTAAACCTTGCGAGTTTCTTACCAATATACTTTCTGTTGTTAGCAAGATTAGTTATGAGATAAACAAATCCCTCGCAATCATCTGGTAGTTGTTCTACTATCTTTCCTTGATGTGTCCACTTTGTTGGAATTGTCATCAATTCCATTGCTTTTTTCATTATCACATTTCCCAAATATAGAATCCCAATTCTTATCAAATTGTTCTCTACTATTTATGGGTCTTTGCATACTACCTTTTCCACCATAATCTCTACCAGATGTCATTCTCATCATCCTCTACTTCTTCTATAAATTCAAATGTTTCGTCAAGTTCATATCCACAAAATGAACAAAAAGTTACTTTGTATAGTCGGGGCTCCATGTTGTGTTTTATATGGTATTCTGCTTCACAAGATTCACACACGATAAGTTTCACAACTGTTTTACCCCTATGTTACAGGAATTTAAAAATTCTATTCCATCAGTTTTTCTGTAAACTTCTCTATAATATACATTCTTTATTCCAGAACCATAGATCAACTTTGAACAACTCATACATGGTGCATGTGTTATATATATGTCAGAATCTAAACCACTTTCTATTGACCTAGCAAGTTTACTTATCGCATTAGCTTCAGCATGTATTACTTCTGGTTTTGTAATTTCTGCTGGAAATCCTATATCATGTTGTGGAAAGCTTACTTCACAAGCATTATCCCAACCCGAAGGTGTACCATTATACCCAATAGAAATGATACGATTATCTTTTACAATAATCGCACCTACTTTTAATTTATTGGCTGTAGATAACTCGGCAAAGGTTTCTGCGGTAATCATGTAAGCGTTTTGCCATTTGTTCATTAAGCGGCACACCCCTGACCATCTAAACCACAAACTTCACCTTCTGGAGTATTTTCTACCCAACCCCAATCACCTTCCATACCATTTACAGAATATTCAGTAACCCTTTTTTCAAAGAAGTTGTCGTGTGATGCACCATTCAATACCCAATCTAGCCATGGCATTGGATTGTCTTTTACTTTAAATTTAGGTTTCATACCCAATTGTAATAGTCTACGATCAGCAATATGACGAATGTATTGTTTGACATCTTTTTCAGTAATACCTTCTTGGTCGTGACCACTAAATGCTAACTTAATAAATTTATCTTCTAGTTTAACAGCGTTAGTTGCCATTTCATAAACTTTAGACTTCAACTCATCATTTACAATGCGTGGGTGTTCTTCTACAAACTCACGAAACAACTTAGCATTACCTTGAACATGCATAGTTTCATCACGAATAGACCACTCAACAATAGTACCCATACCTTTCATCTTACCGAAACGCTGGAAGTTTAGTAACATAACGAACGATGCAAATAAGGACATACCTTCATTAAATACTGATTGAGCTAAAATGAGAGCAAGACCTGTATGTGAATTAATGCTACCTTCTTTCATAAAGTCTAACTTGTCAGACATCTCAGAATACTCAAGGAATGTATGAAACTCCTCATCTGGTAATCCTAAAGTGTCATTTAACAAAGCATATGCACGTTGATGAACACCCTCACGATTAGCGAATGATGCAAGCATATTGCGAATCTCATTGTTCTTAAATTTTGGAATCATTAGTTCGTGATAATTGTCACCAACCTGTACATCAGATTGTGTGAACAAACGAAGAATTTGAGTCACAAAATCTTTTTCATTTTCAGTTAATTTTGTTTTCCAATCTTGTACATCTTCAGATAGTTCTGCTTCATCTTCTACCCAATGAATTTCTTCATGTTTTTTTGTTAGTTCAACAGCCCACGGATAGTGAAATGGACGATAACTCTTTGATGTGTCTAATAATGACATGTGTTCTCCTATTTTAGTTTTATTTGTAACCATTACAACACAAAAATTAACCAGAGCAAGCTACGCATTCATCATCGTCATCATTGCTCTGTTCTATTGGTTTATTTAAAAATTCCATCAATTCTGCATATCCACCAACATATTCACCATCAATATATACTTGTGGTACAGATTTTACATCTTTACGACCTGTTACTTCTGCCGCAGTTTTGCCTATTTCTTTTAAATCAATTTTATCAAATGGAATACCTCGTAATTTTAGTTCTTCCATAGCCATAGAACAGAATGGACAATCTATTTTTGAATAAACAATACTACGCATATCACCTTGAAGTGCAACTCTTTCTACTTTCTCAGATACATTTTCAGCACGCTGTTTTGCTTCTGTACGAAGATAATACAAACCTTTTAGTCCTTCTTTCCACGCACGAAGGTGTACTTGATTTACATAAGATTTAGGCGCACCAGCTGGGAAAAACAGATTGACAGACTGACCTTGACAGATATACTTCTGTCGATCAGCTGCGTGTTGTACTACCCAATTTTGATCTAACTCATCAGCAGTTTTGAAAACAGATTTTTCTCCTTCAGTGAGAAATGGTAGATGTTGTACAGAACCTTTCTTAGTGATAATAGAAGTCCAATTTACATCGTTGTTTTCATCTTTCTGTGTCAATAATGATTCGAGGTATTTATTCTTTACTAAAAATGACCCTGCTCTTGTGCGATGTGTATATGCATTAGCCTTTAATGGTTCAATAGACGGACTAGTCGCAAGTATTACACCACTTGATGCATTGGGTGCGACAGCAAGAAGATGTGAATTTCTTCTGCCTGAATCTGGGCCATCTGGATATGCACCACGTTCTAATGCTAAACGCTCTGTTTCTTCAACAGCTTGAGTCTTGATGTAATTAAATACAACATCATTAATCTCTTTTGCTTTATCAGATTCCCACGCAACACCATGTTTTTGTAAAAGACTATGAAACCCCATAGCACCTAGTCCGATTGACCTTTCTCTACTCGCACTAAACTTAGCACGTTCAATTGTATCTGGAGCATTCTCAATAAAATAATTTAAAACATTATCAAGCATACGAACCAAATCAGCAACAATCGGAGTATCTTTCCAATCATCATAGTATTCAAGATTTAGTGATGACAGACAACAAACAGCTGTGCGTTCTGCACTAGTCGGTAAGTGAATCTCATTACATAAATTAGACCCATTGATTTTTAAACCTAAGTCTTTTAGTGGTTGTGGTAAATCACGATTAGCAGTATCAATAAAGTTTAAATAGGGTTCACCTGTTCTGAACCTTATTTCAAGTATTCTTTCCCAAAGTTTTCTTGCATTTACTGTTTCTTTAACACTACCATCTTTAGGGTCGCGTAAGTTAAAGCCTATTCCCTCAGTAATTGCGTTCATAAACTCATCAGTAACATTGATAGCATTATGTAAGTTAAGTGCTTTTCGTTGCACATCACCTGTGGGAATACGCATATTTAAGAACTCAATAATATCAGGGTGAGATATATCAATATATGCCGCATACGAACCCTTGCGTGTCTTACCTTGACGATATGCAATCATATCAGCGTCTACTGTGTGTAAGAAAGGCATTGGGCCAGGCGCTATGTCTGATACTGTACGAACATCAGACCAATGACCACCAACACCACCACCATAAACTGATAACCAACGCAACTCAGATGTATGACTAATAAGACCTTCTAAAGTATCAGGAACATACGATAAGAAACAAGATATCGGTTGTCCTTTACCTTTTTTAGATCCATTGGGTGCGTTTGATAACACTGGACTAGCAAACATAAACCATTTATTAGAAACATAATTATATAATCGTTGTGCTAGATTTTCATCTAACTCACCTTCATAAGTTGACCATGCAATAGACGCTCTTTTAAATGCCTCTTGTGGTGATGTTTCGTATTCTGTTAAGTAAAAATCTTTTAACATTCCTATAGCATAGGATTCTAGTAATTTGTCTTTTTCTTTATCTAATCTTACTGACATGTCAATCCCCTTTGAATACAATTATCGGGCATTTCGTCTTCTCCATTGTGTAAACTTTATCTTGGCCATGTTGCCTTGATAAGTATTATTGTTAATGATTGTCTGGACTTCATCTTTAGTCAGTCCAGATAATATCATATCGTTTATGTCTTTTTCTTTTAAATCATCAGGCCATAACACTACATTATATCCCGAATAAATGGTCTTTTCTATTTGTTTTAATATTTCAACATTTCGTCTTTCATTATCAAAGATAATAGTTGTATTCTCTACGGGCAAATTACTAAAGTCAGCACCACCGACAGCAACACAGTTGTCCAAAAACATAGAGTCAATGGGCCCTTCGGTTACTTGTATTGGTTTGGTGGTATCCAACCTGTTGAGGCCGTAGATTTTATCTTTGTCTGGGTCAAGAGTAATAGTAATATACTTAGGTATTTCATTTCCAAACGCTCTCCCTTGAAACGCAAACATTTTATTATTTTCATCAAAGAATGGAATTACCAATCTTGGGTGATCCCCATCTACAGATGAAAATTTATTAGGTATAATACTATTGACCCAAGTGTAAAACTTTGGAGCCAAAAATAACTCATAATGAACCTTAGAAGGAATTTGTCTATTCATCACAAATTTCTTAACAGGGTGGTCATGTCTTAATGACGATACCTTTTTAAGAATTTTTAGTGGTGATGAACCCTTCATAAATTTAGGTTGAGTAAATTTACCGATATCTGGAACTTCTGGTTCATTTGTTTTATATCGTTCCATTATATAGTCATTGTGTAATTTAGGGTCTATGTGCTTCAACAGATTGTTGAAAGATGCTCCAATTCCACAATTATGACATTTATATATAAGATTCAATTCTTTACGAAACACGAACCCACGAGCTTTAGATTGACTTTTTTGAGAGTCACCACAATAAGGACAACGAAAATTATACAGATGATCGCCTGTCTTTTTAAAACGCTGTAATTGTGATGAGAGTATCATCAGATATTTTTGTTCGATATACATGGTGTAATTATAACTCAAATAGTGGAGAAAGTCAACCCCAGATAGGCATTTTTTGCAGAATAAATCCGAATACTATAGAACCACCGATAATCAGCCAACGCCACTTTTCAAGAATACCAACTCGTGAGTTTAGGTCATCTCTAAGCATTTGTTGATTGATTGCATCTTGTTTACTATGTTCTGACATTATATCAGTAAGTTCTTTGTAATTTGTAGTAATACGAGAATGTAGTTCTCTAATGTCTGTTGTAAATTCTAAATTGGCACGATTAGCAACTTCTTCTTGATTTGCTATTCTTTCTTCGTGTACAGCCAACATACGATTGACACAACTAGATACGTCAGTAATCTTTTCAATCGCAACATCAAGTCGTGAAAAGATTACCTTTATATCTGACACTTCTTTTTTGAGAATTGCTACTTCTGTCGTGATGTCATTACTCATCTTTTCTACCTTTAAAGTCTTATTTAGTATACTATGTATTTACGATATTGTCAATAGGTTTATATATTGTTATTAATTCATCTTTACCCTTGACTTTAATCTTGTCTACCTCAATTGATGTAATATTCTCTAGTTGTATCATTGTGTGACTCGAATATAGAGTAGGACAGTTTTTAAACTCTCCTCTCCCTGCTGTTGCTTCTAATCGTGCCGCAAGATTAACTGCATCACCAATAACTGAAAAGTCAAAACGAGTGGAACTACCCATATTACCAACAATTGCTGTACCTGTGTTTACACCTGTACCAACATTAATGTCGGGAAGGCCTCTTTCTTTATATAATACTTTCAGTTCTTTTGTCTTTGCTTCAATCTCTATTGCACTTTTGACTGCCATCTCAGCATGATTCTCCATATCAATCGGTGCATTGAATACTGCCATGATACAATCACCCATAAACTTATCAATCATAGCTCCGTTGTTTAGTAAGATTTTAGTCATGTGATCTAAAAACTCATTGACTAATTCAACTAATCCTTCTGGGTCATCTTTGTTCTTATAGTATTCTGATATAGGTGTGAAACCTATAATGTCCATAAAGAGAAAACTCATCTCTTTGCGTTCACCACCAAGTTTCAATGCCTCTGGATTTTTCTGTAAAGCAGCAACCTGTCTTGGGTCAAGGTAATGTTCAAACTGTTTCTTAATCTGTTGTCGTAATCTAAATTCTTCCATGAACCGCAGAAATGCAGCTACAGACCAAACGACAAACATAGTTAATACAGGATACGACCAATCAACCAGATAACTATATTCTGTAAATAAGTGTAAACTACCATAATAAGTTCCTGCAAGAAATACTGGTAATAGTATTGCACCAAAGTACCAACTTAGTGTAAGCACGACTACTGTCAGTACTAGTGATAACACTAAAGACACTGAAAGCTCTGCTAAATCAGTCCAGAAGGGTCTTGTGATGTTCCTTCCTGTCATCATGGTTGTCACAGAAGCAGCGATCAAATCGTGACTTTGAATGACTCCTACTGGGGTTGCAACTGGATTATCTATACCAGATGCAGTTGGTGAAAGAATAACAATCTTTCCTACGAATGAATCATTGTCTGTTAATTTGTTTAGTGCATAGGTTTTTGTTTTCCATTTGAAATCAATCCAAATAGCACCATTCGCATCAGTCAGTATCTTTTTGTATTTTGGTATGCGTAATGCTTCCACACCACCCTCACCAGTTTTCATCTGATAACTAATATCTCCAGCAGCTGTTCTTAGTATCTCCATAGACAGAGATGGATACAGTTGTCCATCTATTTGAATCACCAAAGGCATCCTACGAACCACACCATCATTCTCTGGAGCAATAAGCATCATACCAACACCTATTGCAGATTTTGAAAATGGTTCTATGGGGCCGACTGCACCACTATAATTGTATATCCATTGTTGCCAAGGCATACCTATCGCGGCAACACCTCTGGGTACAGGATTTCCTTTAGTTTGATTTGCTGGGATTTGTCCTATGATGGTTGGAGTTTTTCTTAACATCTCATCAAATTGTGCATCACCACCTAATCTATCTTTGTCTGCAAACAATATGGGTAATACAACAATTGCAGCACCCCTGCGATATAGATTTTCAATATCCCCTGCAAGTTTATCTCTTGCCCAAGGCCATTGACCATATTCTCTTACAGAATCATTATCTATTTCTACTGTCACAATCTTGTCTGTGATTGTTTCTTGTTGGGATCTTTGATGTTGGTCTAGTGCTTTTAATCTTACCATTTCCAAAAACCAAACATCAGAAAAACGAATACCACAAAAAAATAAAATTACTGATAAAGAGATGATCCACTTTTTCATTTTAATTTCCTTGTGTCAAGGATACACCACAACCACCAGATGTTTGACAGGTCTGTGTAATAGAGTAAGCCTGTGCTGTACTTCCTTGTTGTGTTAATGATAAATCAGTATGATACGAACCATACAGATTAACAGTAGCAGTATGCCCCCCATCACCACTTTGCATAACTTCTTGTGATCCACCATCTGTTCTTATGTTCATTCTCAAGTCCTTATTTCCATTTCCTTTCTGTGTAAGAAATGTACTGTTATTATCACCTCCATAATAATATATTTGTGCATAGTGGTCAGCATTAGCTGTTCCTGTTTCTTGTCCTATTTTTATACTATTACTATTTGCATGTACATCAAGGTTAACTATATGACCACCATATTCAGAGTTGGGTGTAGAACCAGAACAAGTTGTGTCTGTGCTACTAGAAAATGTAGCACCTTGACAAACATGAAGCTGGTTATTATTGCCCGGCATATGAAACCCTATTCTGTTGGAGTCTGAACCTGTGGTATTATACTGTTCAAATTTAAGAGTGTTATTTGTACCATCTATATCACCACCCCAAACTTTACCAGAACCAAAATAAGATACCCAACTAATTGTATTATTATTTCCTACTTGATTAAAATCAAGTGTGTTATCATCGTGAGCCATAGACAAGTTGACATCATTGTTGTTGCCATCTTGATTGATGCTTATCGTTGTATCATCACTGGTAGTAATCTGTTCTATGAACACACTGTTTTCAGCGTATACAATACTACTCAGACTGATAGATAATAATAGTGTTGTCAGTTTCGTCATCTGATGTTATCTCTGGTACTGGGATACCCTGTTGTGTTAAATTAATTCTGTATCCCCAATCTGCATTTAATTTTAAGTGAATATTACTACTTCCAACTGCACGAATTATTTCAAGTCGAGAACCATCACGAATCGTATTGACTTGAGTTGCTTTGTTGAAGCCGCTTGTTCTACCATCTACCATTTCACTTTGAGCGGTTAGTGCGATTAATTGGTCTAGTACATTCATTAGTAAATCAACATCTAAAGGATTGATATCTAGTTCAGTAAAAACCAATTCATCTTCGTCTAATTTATTTTTGTCTAATTCTCTAAATTCTAAAAAATCTATGTCTAATAAATTTATTGTAATTTTAGAACTTTTAATTATTTTTAAAAGTTTTTCTTTGGGTGGTTTAATAATTAATAAGTTGTTAATTTGGTCTAGGGTTAAATCAAGTATAACTGGCTTTGATGGAGTGGATTCACCATTTATAACTAATGTGGATTCAAATGCTTGGGTGAGAAAAACCTGTCCTGCATCACTTTCTACTGATATCTTACCAACTGTTCCATCTGCATTGGGAAGTAGAATGACAAGAGATTTTCCAACCTCATCAACAGTCATACTGAAAGCAGTTCCAAGAACACCTATTCGTGCTGTTGGAGTGCGAATGTCAACATTCTGTGCATTTAGTTTTGCAATGTTACCACTTGCATATCTAACTGTTCCTAATGCGACATTCATTACAAGTTTAGACCCTGTTTTAGAATTTGGGTCATATACAAAATCATCTATTACTAATGAACTGTGTGGACTTATTGCTACATTTGTATTGTCAACAAATTTTATTCCAACATCACCATTACCTGTACGGACATTATCTTTGTATTCAATAGCAGAGTTTTCTTTTAAAACAAGTTTATTTTTTGCCCTTTCTATCGAAGCATTTCCTTTTTGTTTTACTACATTACCAATAGTTTCTGCCAACACCATGTTGACAGAAAACAAAAAGACAAAGCTAATCGTCCATAGTAACTGTAACATTATGGCCAGACCCCACAGTTGTCATATTAACAGTGCCATCATGAGCACCACCTTGTGTGATACTAAATGTACTAGATGCACCTGTATGATGTAGGGTTGTGTCTTGATCGGCAGCACCAGTGTGTGTCGAAGTTACTGTGTTGCTACTACCAATTAGAGTGACACTTGTTACTTTTTTGTCATCACCTATCATTGATGCAGTACTATTTTCATTAATAGTAACAGTATTACTATCTCCTGTTGCAACCAAATCAATATTTGCATCATCAACCGATGCAGAATTACCCACATTAACAGTAGTTGTGTTTGAACTTCCAGTAATTGTTTGAATGATACTGTTATTATCAGATGCCGAACTTGATCCAACTGAAAGAGTAGATGTGTTACTATTTCCTGTTTGGTTAAGAGTAACTTCTTGTGTATCACCCACAACAGATGCAGCAATAGTATTGTTGCTACCAACTTGGTCAATATCTAAAGTCTGGGCATCCCCTGTCAAAGTAACTGCTGTTGTTGAGTCACCAAATTTGTTCGTTTGGCCATCTTGATTAACATTAGCAGTAAGGTTTGCACCAGACTGTGTGATGTAAACATCACTCGCATAACTCACACTCATCATAACAAAATAAGCGAGAACTGTAAGTATGCTAATTTTCATTTTCTTTCTCCTATTTTAGTTTCCACAATCCATTTTCTATTCCCCTTTCAATTACTTGGTTTACTCCATGTTCTATTGCTTTACGAATCGCATAAGTTGTTGATTCATTTTCAGTTGTTCCAGCTTCAATTTCAATCAACTCAGTACCCATATCTAAAAACTTGAACACATTCATACCAACTTTAGTACTTAATATAGTTTTTTGCGAACTTACCGCAAGTAATACTTCACCAGTTTGTACAGATATTAATCGTAATGAAACCGATACTATATCTCTACGATATTGGTCACGAATACCTATACCCAAATATCTCGAACCAACACCACCTGTTTCTATGTTGGTGTCGTAACCGATGATACCACCACTTATGAGAACACCAGCAAACAATAAAGGTTTAACTTGTTCTGCCTTTTCTCCATCATAAGTTGTTCTTGTGTTTCTAATAATTTGTCTTTCTTTTAAAAGATAATCCAAATCCATTCTTTCAACAACAGTAAACCATTTACCATTGCCCGCACCTTTAAGTGCTTGAACTAATAATGAGGCAGCTCCCTGTGTGACTGCTGTACTTAATGATGCAAGGCTATCACTTGGTTTTCTTTGTCCTGTTTGGTCATTAAATTTGTAAACAGCAATCTCAACCTTCCTTTCGGGGGGTCGATAATTTTGTAACTTGTTCATCATTGGTGCAGTTGTAGGTTGTTCAAATACTTCGTATGTTGTACAACCACCTAAACTAAAAAGTGAAATCACCAATAGGAACTGTAATAACTGTTTGACTTCCATTTGCATCCAATATTGTTAATGCTACATTGTCTGTATCTTTGACATAACTGATTGTAGTACCCTCAAATGTGACTGTTCCATTTTGATTTGAATTTTCTCCAAACATACTATCCACAAGTTGTTTCGACAGTTGAGCATAAATTCTTGATTCTACATTCTTTATAAATTTTGACTGATTAGTATTTGCTAAATCTCTTTCTGCTTCTCTAACCGCAGCTTCTTCTTTTTCTTTAATTGCTTTCTTACGAGAATGTTCTTGGTTTTCAACTGTAAGAACATGAGAACTATAACCCACTCCACTAAAAGAAGGAGATACCCATTGGTGCGTTAAATCACCAGCCATACCAATCTTTGAAATTGACATAAACAACAAGATTATATTGACTACAATTAAAAACTTTATAAAAGAGTTCATTTATTTTTTTCTCTCTGGTTGAATAAAATTAGGGTGGTCTTTTACTAATTCATCTTTTGTAAATGACTCAGCTAATTTAGACCAACAACATTCTTTCACCTTCTTTTCTTTTT